TCTACACCTGCCTTATCTAAGGCTGCTTTAACGTCTTGGGCAATCATTCCATGAATAGTTTTTCCAGTTGTCATTTTGTTTTCTTCGCCATGGTCTCTAAAATGTTCTGGAAATTCGTTATTAGGTTTCCATTCAAAAGTTACAGTTCTTAAATTATTGATGAAGTCCAAACCAAGCGTGTCATCTTTAATGTTCTTTTTCTTTCGTTCATCTGAAGTTCTAGTCCAAGATGCGTTTGTATCAAATTCATTATGAACGATATTACTTGCTTTACCGAAACTAAATCTGTTATTACCAGAGGCTGCTGTAATTCCCGAACCAAGAACAATAGCATGAGAACTGTTTGTATGTCCTGTCTTTGCATCATAACCAATACAAGTATTATCTGAACCACCAGACGCAACATTATCTCCTGCTTGATAACCTAAAGCAGTGTTTTGGCTTCCTGTAGAAATGGTGTCCAATGCACCTTGACCAACGGCAGTGTTACTTGCACCTGTGGTGTTTGCTCCTAAAGCGTCTTTACCGATTCCAACATTATTTGCTCCCGTAGTATTGGCATCTAAGGAATTATTGCCCACAGCTACGTTAAAGTTAGCAGTAGTGTTTGCACCTAAAGCATAATTACCAATAGCAACACACTGTTCTCCAGTTGTGTTGTCTCCTAATGCAGCTTTACCTACGGCTGTGTTGGCATCGGCTGTGGTGTTGGCGGCTAAAGCACTGTGTCCAAATGCTGCGTTAGAAGCACCTGTAGTATTAGATTCTAAAGCACCATGTCCAATTGCAACATTATAAGAAGCCGTTGTATTTGCTCCAAGAGCATTTCTTCCTACTGCTACGTTTGCTGCTCCTGTGGTATTTGTAGTAAGTGCAATATCTCCTATGGCTGTGTTTGAATTAGCTGTCGTGTTTGCTGCTAAAGCACTTGTACCGACTGCCACGTTAAGAGTTCCTGTGGTGTTTGCATATAAAGACTGATAACCAACTGCTGTATTGTCATCTGCGGTTGTATTAGCTGCTAAAGCCTGTCTGCCCAAAGCTGTGTTATTTGCGCCTGTAGTATTAACTAACATGGCTTCCCTACCAACTACAGTATTGTGATTGGCAGTAGTGTTTGCACTTAGAGCATCTCCTCCAATAGCAACATTGGAGTGTCCTGTGGTGTTTGCATCTAAAGCACCTTTACCAACTGCTACCATTTCCGAGCCTGTGGTGTTTGCTCCTAAAGCATCATAACCAACGGCTGTGTTGCTATCTGCTGTGGTATTGGCTTGTAAAGCATTATTACCAACAGCCGTATTTGAAGCACCTGTGGTATTATTCCCTAAAGCATAATATCCGATACCTGTATTATTTGAGCCTGTAGTATTATTGAACAAAGCATTCCAACCAACTGCTACACCACTTGCTCCTGAACTATTTGTATAAAGTGCTTGAAAGCCGATTGCGGTATTGTCAGAAGCCGTAGTTGCCGTGTATAACGCTTCTTGTCCGATTGCCGTGTTGTCATCGCCTGTTGTAATGTTGTATCCAGAGCGTTTACCAACTGCGGTGTTGTTTGAACCTGTAGTATTATCAAGCAATGCTTCCATGCCAACTGCTGTATTATCAGATGCTGTGGTGTTTGCACCAAGCGCATCAACACCAACAGCAATATTATTGTCTCCAGTTGTATTTGCTCCTAATGCACTACCGCCTATTGCAACATTTTTTGTTCCTGTCGTATTTGCATCTAATGCCTTTCTACCCACTGCAACTTGATGCTGTCCTGTGGTGTTGGCAGTCATAGCTTCAAAACCAACTGCGGTGTTATAGCTTCCTCCTGTTGTTTGAGCGTCTAAAGCATTTGTGCCGACTGCTACGTTTTCTGTACCTGTGGTGTTTGCTGTTAAAGCAGCATAGCCAACCGCTACGTTGTTATCTGCTGTGGTGTTTGCACCAAGAGCATGACTACCAAAAGCCATATTATAATGACCAGTCGTGTTGGCATCTAATGCGCCTCTTCCAAAAGCACTATTCTGTGTGCCTGTGGTATTGGCAGCTAATGCAGTGTTTCCAAAAGCTGTGTTATTTGAAGCAGTGCTTGCTGTAAGAGCTTGATACCCAACGGCTGTGTTTGCTTCTGCGTCTGTGATAGCATCCAAAGCTGCATAGCCAACTGCTACATTTTCTGCACCTGTGGTGTTTGCTGTTAAAGCTAAATAACCAACGGCTACATTGTTTGCCGCAGTTGTATTATTTAATAAAGCACTCCGACCAAGTGCAGTATTTCCTGCTCCAGTTGTGGTAAGTTTTAAAGCACTTACCCCAACAGCTACATTATTTGCTGCGGTTGTTGATGTTAATAAAGCGCTATTACCAACGGCTACGTTATCTGCCGCTGTGGTATTGGCTGTCAGTGCTCCATATCCAACTGCTGTATTTCCTGTTCCCGTGGTATTAGCATCTAAAGCTAATGCACCGACTGCTACGCCTTGTGCTCCTGTGGTGTTTAATGCTAAAGCATAATAACCAACGGCTGTGTTGTTTGAAGCTGTGGTCGTGTCCGATAAAGCAAAAGTACCCACAGCAGTATTATAATCGGCTGTTGTGGCTGTCGATAATGCACTATAACCTACTGCTGTGTTTCTAACACCATCAGTATTAGCATCTAAAGCTGCTGATCCTACTGCTGTGTTTCTTTCACCTGTGGTGTTTGCTGTTAAAGCGTCATATCCAATAGCAACATTATTATCACCAGTTGTTATTGCGTCTAATGCACCAACACCGATAGCAACACTACTACTAGCAGTATCTGTAGTACTTGAAGGATCACTACCAATCCATATTGAATTGTTTTCTTTTAAAGAAGGATCTAGTACATTGATTTCTGCGGCAGTTGTTGTAACTCCATCAAGGATGTTCAATTCCGCAGGTGTCGAAGTAATAGCAGTCGTTGTAACTGCTGCCAAGACTGGAATGTATCCGCCTTGATTTATTAAATATTGTGTGTGATCTGCTGTAGGATCTACGATACTGAGTGTAGTTTCGTTTGCGTCTGCTGTAGCACCTTCGAATATAATAGCATTCTGCGCATTCATTGTTACAGTATCTACTGTAGTTGTGGTTCCTGCTACAGTTAGTTTAGGAACTAATAGTTCTCCTGTGCTTGGATTGTATCGTAATGCGCCTGTGTCATCTAACAATGCATTAGACTCGTCATGGAAGACCACAGGGAAATTAGTGTTTGCACTACTGTCTGTGACTGTAGTTGTAGCAGCCAATGTTGCATTTGCTACTGTAGTTCCTGCAATAACACTTGCTAAAGTTGAACCACCAACAGTAATTGCATCTGCTTCTAAAGTACCGTCTATGTCTGCATCACCTGATACATCTAAAGTAGTTAAATCAAGTTCACCCGCAATCGTGACATTTCCATCGGCTAGTGTTATTAAATCAGTATCTGATGTATGTCCTATTGTCGTACCATTAACTATTACATTATCAACAGTAAGTGTTGTAAGCGTTCCAAGACTTGTAATTGCTGATTGTGCTGCAGTCGTTACTGTAGCTGCTGTTCCTGAAGTGTTTCCTGTTACATTACCTGTTATATTACCTGTAAATGTTGAAGTAACACCAGTACTTGTTAGCATTCCTGTACTAGGATTATATGTTAAGCCTGTATCTGTTTCAGCACCTTGAGAGCCTGTAGCTCCATCGACAAATACAGGATATACTGTTTCGTCAGTACTGTTATTAGCAGAAGCTGTGAATAAATCTGCAGTACCTGTAGTATCTTGATTAAGTGTACCGATGACAAAGTCTAGTGTATTATCTCCGTCTTCATAAGTTACAGTAATGTTTGTCTCTGTGTTAGAACCAACCATAGCTCCTACAGTATCAGCTATATATTCATTTAATGCTGTTCCGTCTACTGTATATGCATCTGCTTCGAGTGTGCCGTCAATATCTGCGTTACCACTAATATCAAGTGTTGCAGCATCTAGTTCACCACTAATGGTTATGTTTCTACCACCAGTAATATCTATGTTTGAATCTGTGACAATAGCTTTACTTGCTATTACTGTGCCTGCTGTTATACCATCTATTGTTTCTAGTTCTGCTTCGGATATGTCTGCTGAACCTATTACAAAACTTGTACCTGTAATAGCTGTACCAGTAATTGCGGCTGCACTTGAACCACCAATGATTGCTCCGTCTACAGTTCCGCCATTAATATCAGCAGTATCAGCTACAAGGCTATCTATATTGGCTGTACCATCTATGTATAAATCTTTCCACTCAGAACCTGAAGCACCTATGTCGTATGTATTATCAGCACTTGGCAAAAGATTAGAAGCAACGTCAGCACTAAAAGCTACTGTATCAGAAGCTGCGTCACCAAAAGTAAGATTACCTGATATTGTAGCATTACCAGTAACTGTTAAGTTTCCACCAACTGCTAAGTTACCTGATACGTCTGCGGCACCGTTGATGTCTATTGTGGTTGCATTGATTTCAATCTCTGTATCGGATACTAAGTCTAGTACTCCGTCTGCTGATTGATAAATATAAGTACCTGAATCACCAAACTGAAGTTGGTCAGTACTTGAAAGAAGTAAGCCTGTATCGGCTACGTGAGTTAGAGATACATCTTGATCATCTCCAAAGTTTATAACAGCACCGTCAGCTAAGAATAAATCACTAAATTCTAATGCAGATGTACCTAAAGCTGCACCATCAGCTGCATCTGGAACAAAAGCTGTAGTAGCTGTGATTGTAGTACCTTGTATTGTGCTTGAACCTGTGACAGCACCTGTAACTGCTAATGTACTAGATAGCGTAGTAGCTCCAGTAACTCCAAAAGTTCCTGCTACTGTACCGTTTACATCTACGTCAAGTGTATCAATATGTGCAGTACCGTCTATGAATATGTCTTTAAATTCTAATGAGCTTGTTCCTAAATCTATATCATTATCTGTAACTGGAACTATTGCTCCGTCTTGTATTCTAATTTGTTCTACTGCTGCTGAAGATACCTCTACAAAGACTCCCCAACGATTATTAGTACTATCTGCAACTATCTTATTTAAAAAGTCTAAGTCACCAATAGTGTGTACATTACCACCGTGTCCTGCTGTGCCGTCATGCCTGTGTCCAGTGCTTGAAGCGCTACTAGAACTGTATGTAAATGCGTTGACTAATTGGTTGTATTCATTGTTAAACAATGCAGCAGTAATGGTATCTCCATCACTAAAACTACTTTGTCTTGTATAACTTTGTGCCATCTCTTATATTCTCCCTGAAGGTACGTAATCTATATATATTCCATTTATTGTGTAAGGACCGTTTTGGTCGTTGCTATGTACTTTAAAATAAGCAGTTCTTCCTGATCCTTCTACTGTTTTTCTAATCATTGGATTTTCAGCAGCACCAAAAGTTGCACTATTAAAAACACCAGATCCGAAAATTGCAGCAGGAGGTATCGAATCTAATACATAATCGGCTGGTTGTGCTATGAAATTATCGTCATAATCATAACCAATTCCTAAAGAAGGCTGTACTGATCCTTCTGGTTTTACTGATAACTTTACATATTTTAAAGTTTTTAAAGTTCCTAAGTCTCCAAAATCCATACTAGGTGTTTGGTATTCAGCATCTATATTTGTTGCTGTTCCTGCTGGATTAAATTCGTTTCCTGTATCGTGGTTATAAACATATCCAGCATAATCACCATGATAAAATTTCTCTACACCTGTGTTTGTAAATCCAGAAGTTATCCCGCCACTTGCTTGTATTCCTTGTACTTCAGACCACTCAAAACGTGTTCCGCCTTCTGGAGTAATTCTAAGTGTTCCTATAAGTCCTTCTGAGACACTTGTTGCTGTTCCTGAAGATCCGTAAAATAATCTGTATTGTGATTTCTTTCTAATTACACAACTATTAATAATATAAGAACCAATATTAGATGCTACATCTCCTATAATAGGTTGTATCTTTCTACTCAAAGATCCTAGTTCTACGTCACCAATTCTTGCTGTACCTGCTACTGTTCTTATTCCATCTGGTGCTAAAAATAATAACTGCCCGCCTATTTCTTGGATACTATCTCCATCCATACAGCCTATATTCTTTGTAATGGGCTGTACTGCAATAGTACTAGAGTTATTAATATTTACTAATTTATAAATGCTGTTCTTACAGAAAATTATTAGATCATTACGAAAAGACTTTAAGCCTACTACTTGATCATCTAACTTTATACTTCCAGAACCACTTGATGTAAAATCATCTATATCATCAGTACCGCTATAATATATAGTATTTTCTGCTGTTCCTGCTCCACCTACAACTAAATGTCTATCGTGTATTACACAATATTTAGGATAAGTGCTTCCATCAACTGTAATCTCTTTAGCAAAAAATGTTCTAGTATCTAAGTCTCCAGTACCAGTCATCTTAAAATAAAAAGGCTTGACGGCTGAACCTCTATCAGTTACTATTAACTCTCCGTAATCTGAATCACCTTCATAAATTGCAAAAGATGCTTGACCTTGTGAAGTTCTTGCTGAAGTGCTTCTACCACCAAACGTACTGTAATTATCTCCACTACCTGATACACTTGCTCTATTTAATAATAACCAACTGTCTCCGTCTTCGCTAAAGTATATATTTGTGCCTGAACACGCTATTAAACCGTCTGCATATACTTGTAATCCTTTAATAGCATTTGAACTGTTAGGTCTTGTTCCATCTCCTAGTTGGCTATAACCATTTATACGTCTATAACCGCCTTGCGTAGAGACTTCAAAATTCTTTAATTTTATAGCTTCTCCGGGAACTCTTAATAATTCAAACTGGCTTGATACTTTATTCAAACCACCTTGACAAGCTACTGCAAAAGGTTGTGACTGTGCCATTTTATATTTGATCCGTTGACATAAACTTAGGAGTAGGATTCATAAGATTAGATCTCATTTGTCTTAATCCTTTTTTATAATCATCAAGTGCAAAAGCCGAAGCTTGCGGATTATCTTTAAATTGATGTATATAATACCTAGCTCTTGCTATTAATACAGGTGTATACATATCTGGAAATACTATTGTATCTCCGTATGCGCTCAAAGCTGTAGGTAAATCCCACGCAAAAAACCATACTCTGTATACTTTATCTGGTATTGGGCTTACTCCAAATTTTCTACCATCAGGACTTCTAATAACAACTCTAGGTTCACCATATGTTTGAGTATCAGCATCGTCTACATTTTCTGATGCTCTATAATGATCTTTCCACTCTTCTATTGTTGAAAACGATAAGTTTTTACTTGTATATGGTGTCGAAGCACCACTTACTCCTATAGTTGTTAGATAAAAATCGTTCCAGTCTACAGCACCGTAATCAGTTGTTATAGAACTTGACGCTGCTTTTAATTCGTACCAACGTGTTCCTGCTACAGTCTCTACATATACGTTACCGTAAAAAGGATCAGTAGCTCCACTTTCACCAGTAGCTAGAAAAGACCATTGTGGTTCAGCACTTACAATATCGTTGTATGCTCTATTTACGCAATCTTTAACGTGTGCTTGTACTCCTAAAGCATCTGCAAAATTAGCAGAAGTTAAAGCAATTTCGTTTGATTCTCTCAGTAACTCATTAGTTAATTGTAAGTATGTTGTTGCCATTTATCTATTACTCGTTAGTCATTTCATCAATAGTTTCTACATTTTTACTAGTGTCTGTTGTTTCTTTAACGATAGAACAACCAGATATTGTTAATAAAAAAATAGTCAAAGCTAATATTTTAATTTTCACTATAGTTTCCTCCTTAACCTTTTTGTCTATTATAATTCTTTTGGGATTTTCCAAAGATCTTATCCCAATTCTTATTGTATGTTTCTCGTTGTTCACGAGTCATTCGACTTCCGGGTCGAACTAATTTTCTGTTGCCTTTATTTTTATTCTTTAAAATTACAGGTCTTTGATTTGTTCCAGTGTATGGCATATACTTTTATCCTAAAAATTAAGTATGGGGAAGAAGAACATAAAATTCTCTTCCCGCATACCGTTTTGCTTTACGCTTAACTATTGATTAGTCAACTACATAAAAAGCTTTTACTAAAGCTTCGCTACGAAGAACGTCTGCACCATAAACGTGCAGTCCTCTAACGATGTCACCAAAACTGGAAGGATCACGAATGACCTCCGTTTGTGTGATAGCTTGAGCTGTAGCCGTAGAACTCATATGTCCAGCAATACATTTGCCTGTCGCATTTGACGTTGCAGCAATATTATTGGATTTATACATATTAAAACCACGTAGCTTTCCACTAGATACTAAGCCGTTGCGAAGTGAACCTGAACCTGCGTTATAGTCTACTGACATTAGTTTAGAACTAGATCTTGATAACTCTTCATAGAAATTAGGAAGAGCAACAAACCATCTACCTTCTTCAGGGATGTTTTGATCATCTAGTAAACGTGCCATTCTTGCCATAAGGTCGAGGGCATCTACACCTGTACCATCAGAACCAAGCAAGTCTACAGAAGACGTTGCATGATCCATGTTAGTAACAGTAGTTGAGCTATCCGAAGCGATAACATTATCGGGGGATGAGCTTGATACTCCAGCAAACATTTCAGCAAGTACGCCAGCATCAAATGCATCTTTCAATGCATAAGCAGCAGCACTAGAGGCTGCTTCTTTCCAATTCACGTGAGACATAGATTTCTCAATATCATCAACTTTGAATTTGAAGGCGTTAGCTATATCAACAGTTAGGGTTTCTTCGGCATCAGTCAACTTCGTCTGTGTTACGTCAGCACCACGTTCATACTGATAAACAGTAATCGTTGGTTCTTTGACGATACGTACAGTATCTCCGAAAGCGGAAATGTCACCCGAATAATCAGTGTTAGTGATTGCTTCAGCAACCGAGGCTTTTCTAAAAAAGTTAAGTACCTTCTTGGAATAAACCTTCGGCATGAAGAACGAGTTAGTTTGTCCACTTACGGAGTTCGCAAAGTTGGCATCAGTATCAGTTGACGGCTCAAATAGAGCGTCTGATTGATTGTAAGCCATTTTATTTACCTTTAATTGTTAAAGATTAATATTATAATCGTACTCTACCTTCAGCCATAGCTAGATCTATCTCGGATTCGAGACGATCAAACTCATCCATAGGTAAAGATGCGATCTCCTCTTGAGTCCAAATTTTAGGCTCAGATGAAGCATCTATCGTTGTAGTCTTGGTAGATACCATATCCGCAGCCTTTGAGCTTGAACTCACAGACTTCTTACGAGTCTGTTGCTTCTGTGATGTAGAAGCTAATCCTATATCTTGTTTAAACAAATCAATTGCTCGACTTGCTAAACGAACATTATTAGGATTGTTATAAACCCATGCTTGAATATCTTCTGGTTGAGATTCTGCCCACTGATGAAAATCATCACTTTCTCGAATAGCTGCAAAATCAGGATGCGTACTAAGCAATTCAGATTCTGCTTCTTTTCGTAAAGCTGCTGATTCTCTTTCTTGTAAAGACGAAATCTTAGAATTTAATTCAGAGACTTTGGCTTCACTTTGTAAGTGTGAAACAGTTTCAACCACATCATAAACATCTGGATACTGAGCTTTAAATTGTTCGAGTTCTTCAACAGTTTTAGGAGCTATGTACTCAGGTCTTGAAGCCGTAGCTTCTTGAATGAGTTCTTGCTCTCTGCTTCTAAACTCGTTAAGCTTACTATCGTAATGCTTTTTCAAGTCATCATACCTTTTTTTATAGTTAGGCTTCGAATAAGGTTTTGCTTTCTGTGCTTTTGGTCTTTCTTGTTGGTCGCTCTCTTCCTCTTCTTGTTGAGCAGGTTGAGGTGCAACAAATAAACTTTCAGCAGTTTGCGTAGCCTTTGGCATAACATCTTCCGTATGCCACGATTTTTTCGCATTATACGGATTAGGTACTGGTTCGTTTTGTGCTTCTTCCGCAGAAGCTACATTTTCATTTTCAGTCATTTTACTCTCCTTCCTTTGTGCTTACTATACCGAAGGTGGCTTATTCCAAGAACGTCTTCTAAATAAGTGCTTGCCTAAGTAAGGTGGCATCAAAAGGTCTTTTTACTTTTTTTTAAAGTTATGTAGAGTGCTGTTTGACTAGAACAGGTCGCTCTACGGTTATTAGCTAGTGAATAGGCTATTTCTAGGATTCAAAGAAAGCATAGATTCTTTTATTTTTCTATCTGTAATAGAAGCTGGCATTACCACACTTTTATTTCCAGATACAGTAGAATCAACTATTGCTTGTTTTTTTTCTTGTTCTTCCTCTTCTTCAGCTACTACTCCACCAGCTTGTTTTATTTGTCTTTTAACTTCATCCATATCAGCTTCTAATTCAGCTTGTTCCATCATACTTTGTAGGTTATCAGGACCAATCTTATCAGTTGCTTTCGAAGTTAAGACAAATTCTCCATCCGATAACCTTGCGGGTATCGAATCGGATCTCTCAGTTCCCGGTCCTTCAACAGAACCAGATCCTGAAAATTCGGATGCTGTATCTACTACTTGGTCGAAGATCACACTTAGTCGATCATCTTGTTCAAGTGCAGCCAGCAAATATTCTTCGTCTTCGGGAGTCAAAGACTCTCCGATTATAAAATCTGTGTAATCGTCTTCCATTTGTTCGTCTGGAACTAGTGTTTCTTCTGCTCTCATTGCTTCATACTCTCCGTGAGTGGATCCCGGCATTTCAGTTCCATCAGGCATTGTATGTGTAGGTATCTCTGAACCGAGCATATCTAACATTTGTTCATCAAGCTCTCCGCCTTCTTGAAATCCTCGTCTGTCCATTTCTATTTCTTTATTAACTTCGTCTGCAATAGAACCAACCATATTTGTAATACGTTTATATTCTGACTCAGGCATTGTTTCATATTCTATTCCTTTTTTACCTAATGCTCCTATCATAAGACCAAACGGACTAACTGTTCCTGTTGATAAAAGACTTTTATTTCTTACTTCTTCTCTTCTATTATGTAATTCATCAGATACTACATAAGAGTCAGGACTTCTTTTATGTGGAAAAAACGATTCTGATTTTTTTGAATATATTTTATTTTTTTCAGCTACTTCTTCTAAACGATCTGCTATTTCATTTTCTTGTTCAGTTATTGATCCTTCTAAAGCTTTTCTATCTTCTTCTCGCTCTGCTCTTTCACGAGCTTGTAAAGTTTCTTTAACTAAAGTAACAAGACTGCCTGTAACATATTTAGATCTTTTATTTTTATTAGGCATTCTCTTCTCCTCTGTTTAGTGCCTCTGTTACTTGTTCTTTAAGCTGTTCCAATTGTGCCAGAGAATGAATCTTCCCCTGACTGCGGTACATTTCCAATTCCGATGTTGCCACCACCAGTGCCTGTAGCTCCAAGTTCTTGCGGTTGTTCAGATGCTCCTTGAGCGCCTCCCATAGCATTCGGTTGTTCACCAACGGCAGCATCTTCTGTGCCAGTTCCTTGTCCAACATTTTGTTGCATTCCTATAATTTGTGCCATAATAGCTGCTTCCTCTGGATCGTTGAGTATCTCATCGGGATCAAGATCCAAACTATAGGCTAGTTCACTTATTAATTTAGACATTTTAACAAACGGTGCAACAGCAGGATTTTGAGCAGTTTGTAAGAATGTAGTCAGCCTCTGACTTCTCACTTCTTTCTGCATCAAGCTATTTGTTCCCATAGCGTTAATTTCTAAATCTCCCTCAATTCCTAACTTACCTTCCATAAATTGCATATTCCATTGGAAATATGATTCACCTAAAGGTTTAAGTAGAAAATCATCTAAATTCTTTACGACAGTTTTAATATTTAAACTAGCTGCGCCTAATAGCATCGACATACCAGACGCTGTTCTTGTCATACTTTGAACACCTGTTTGTCCGTGTGAGTAGCTAGGTATCCCTGTTTGTTCGTCTGCAAGTTGTCTAAACTTGTCAAACATCATCATGTTCTCTTGTGAAGTATTAGGAAACTTCAAACCGTGTACTGCTTGACCGGGCATTCCTGCTTGTCTTCGGAAAATCTTACCCGGATATATTTCCATTGACTGTCCACCTACAAGTGCTGACTCATCTACGTCAAATACTAAAGATCCAGCTAGTGCAAGATTATCTATAGCCATGCGTGCATGACCATTCATTATCTGTTGTGCATCATCCATATTCTCAGCTACACCTATACCAAAGAAACTGTAAGGGTTACGTTCATAAGGAAAAGAATGATAAGGTAATCTATGCGGAGTAAACGGATTTATAACAATACGAAGAAGTTTACCGTTACATATCCAAGCATTTACTTGGACTTCATCTAAATCATCTATACTGTCAGGAACATCAATTTCAGCTTGTCTTAAATACTCAGCATCCATTATTCCCCAATATTCTAAAACTTCGTACTTGTCTGAGCCGTATGACTTATCGTTTTCATCATCACGTAGTTGAGTATCATAATACTTATCTTCGTAATTTGCGCCCATCATTAAGCATTCACGTATTGCATCACTGTCAAAGTAAGGCATCTTACGTAAAGCTCTTAGTTGGCTTTTATTTAGCTTATGTCTGTGAAATACGTATTCACACTCTTCTATGTTAGTTGCAGAAGGATCAGGGAAAAAATCCCAAACACTTACAAACTCAATTCTAGGTACTCTAACATCTATAGGAGCATAAGTTCTTTCACCGTTTTCTCCTTCATCCCAACGACTAAGAGTTTTATTAAAATTAAATGGTCCTTTAACAACTCCTGTTCCTAGTAGTGCTGACTCTAGTAACGCATTTCTTATTTCAGAGGAACCGCTTGATTCTTCGATCTGATCATGGATTAATTTTTCCATGCGTCTTGCTGCCATTTGCGCAGGTTTAATTTCAATCTCTTGAGGCTGTGGACTAGTTCCGTCACTAAGAACTTCACTAGCTTCTTCTTCTAATAAGAACTTTCCGTTACTGAAGGTAGCTCCAGCTTTAAGAACTTTACCATCTCCTTTGTATCCTACATCAAATGGATTTTCAATTTCTGTTTCTTCTTCTGGTATGGGTACACTTGTTTCAATACCCGGAGTAGGATTCTGTGTATCTAAGTGCGCAAACTCTGCAACACCTTCAGGCATTTTAGTTTCTCGTACACCTATTGGGAATTTACCTGTACCGAAGACTACATCTATGAGTTGTCCGAAAGACGCTAATACTTTAGTTTTAGTAATCTTTACAAAGACTTTAGACTTTTCAGATTCTCTGAACTTTATATTTTTATCGTATAAGCCTCTGTAATTTCTGTAAGCTGTTAACCATCTATGCTCGTGAGAAACTCTTGCAGTCTCTGCATCTGAAAAACGATTTTGTATTAAGCCTACTAGATTGAGTTGTTGATCTTCTTCAAGTACTAGTTTCTTTCCTTCTTCGCCTTCAATATCTTCAAAGAAAAGACTATCTGAATTATCTATAAAGGTGTTTTCGTTATTGTCTGCCATATTGTTTTAATATCCGAAATCTGGATCCGATGGTTTGTATATTGATTCTTTTTTTATTTGCCTAATTCTTTCTAATGGATCAGTAATTCGCGGTCTACTCATTATTAAATAACGTAGCGCATCGTATGCATGATCAGATGCATTCGTGTCTACGTCTTCAGGTTTAGTCTTACTCAACGGTATACTTTGTAGTTCTCGAATTAAATTAGGACAAGTGTTAAATATTTGTAATTTAGGTCGATTCCCATTATTCTGAACTTTCAAGTACTCGTGAATTTGGATTTTACCTTGTATTCTATTTTTATCTGCTCTTCTGAGCTTATGACCTAACTGCTGTAGTGTCTCACCAACAGTAGGTCCAGTTGTTCCTGTTCTTGCCCAAGCTGCTGTATCAAGCACCCCTTGAACAGAGAACGGATCTTCTACTTCCATTTCTGTTATTATACGACCTAAATCAAGACCTGTCAAGTTTTTTTTGTATAATTCTCTATAAATTATTAATGTTCCGTCAAGTCTGTCAACTGCTCCCCATAGACAACAACTCTCAGATGAGTACCCATAATCTATTCCTTTAACTCGTTCCCACACTACAGGAAGAATAAAAGGAGGGATTACGTGAACAGTTGGATCAAATTCAACGAAGGCAGCGCCTTCAGCTACATCCCAATTGCCCTCTAAGAGTTGTCTGCGCTGGATAGGTGGAAGCGCTTTAAGCATTTCTTCGTAGCGACCATCTTGAGCTAGATAAGGATTATCATCTAATCTTGCTGGTATAAATTTACGAGTTAGTCCATCTTTTCCTATAAAAGATTTATTAGGTTCTTCTGCTTCTACATATCTTTTTTTAACCCAATGTGCGCCAACTCCTCCGGGATTTGCAGTGCATCTAAGATAAGTCTCTATACTTGAATCAGTTGTTCTCAAACGAGATGCTAGATAGTTCCAACCGAACTCAGTAGGAAGATGAGTTATTTCATCAAAACCTATCCAAGAGTATGCTTGTCCTTGATAACGATATACATCTGCATCTCGCTCAAGGAATCCAAACTCTATCTTAGCACCGCTTGGAAAGTTCCATAGCTTTTCAACTTCACGAAATTTACAGCCCGGAAATGCTTTAGGATATAATTCACGAGATTTATCTATAAGCTCTCTTAACTCAGGCATAGATCTTCTTAGTATAAGCGCTCTATGTGCTTTCTTATGCGCGTATCGTAACGGATCTACTAACATGGCATAGGATTTACCACCACCTGCAGCACCACCGTAGAGAACATCTCGCTCGCTTGCTGCAAGAAACTCTGTCTGTGGTCCGTCATTCGGATGAAAGACTACGGATTCTTCGGGGTTGTGTTTAATGTGTGCTTGCGTACTTGGATTAAGTACTTTTAAGTCTGTGTCAAGAACTACTTGATTATCTGTTTTATTATCTAACTTATTAAGTACTTTCTTTTGTTGTTTTAAGTTAGTCTTGTGTGATTTAATTTGATTCTGAAGCTGCTTAATTCTTTTTTTCTTTTTACTAACAGAACGTCTAGCGTTCATCTTAGCTTTAGTAGCTGACGAATAATGATAATTAGAGGTTCTTCCTTTTGGTCTACCGCCTTTTTTACGTGGCAAACCTGCTTTAGTTAATTTAAAAGTAACTCCGTCTTCTTCAAGTAAGTATTTCTCAGGATGTAAATCCCAGTCTTTCGTTTCTTGTGCCATATTTTTTATCTATTATTTTTTTTAAACCCATTGGAGTTATACTACGACCTGTGTGGTTCTCTAACCAATAACAACCGTCACGTAAAGAAATTTCTTCGTTGACTACCATTCCTTCGACAGCTTCGAGAGCTTCGAGTTCGTCTTCTATAGGCTCCATATACTTAGAGTCACTATCGTTTAGTCGATAGCCAAAAGGAATAGTAGAACTAGTTCTTCTTTTTAATATCTTTTTTGTTTTTTCTAATAAGCTTGTTGTCATTTTTTTTACTTTTGTTTAAAATTAATCCTTTAGGAATAATTATACAATCATCTGATGAGTTATTTTGTAACTGTCTTTCCCACTCTTGTTTGCGCCAAATCTTTGTCATTTAGCTTTTTTACTTTTAGCTTTTCTAGTGGGTTTCTTTATTACAGTTTTATAAGCTTCGTTCTTCTCAGTTTTAGGATCATCTTTTACAAAATGCCCTTTTTTGTTTCTAGCGCGAACAGTGACTGTCTCAGCAGCGCCAAGAAAGCTAGTTCTAAACCATTCACTCAAACCTATATACCAATAGTTTCTTTTTATACTCATTTTTATTTCCTCTTTATTTATTGTTGTTGTTTCCAGCAATTCAAGTTCGCTGCGACTGTTCTTCGCTCACCATCTCCAAAGAACGGATAGACCATGTGTTGCATCCAAGATGGAAACATCAACTGTCTACCGATCTTAGGTTGTAAAGATATTGACTGTGGTGGTCTTAATCTCTCAGTGTTCATTATCTCGTTGCGACCATACGTAAAAGCTAAGAAGCCGTCACAAGCACCTGAGTCATTATAAAGACTGTAGTTCTTTTCGTTGCCTATTCCTGTTTCTCCTAGCTTGCCTATTTGTTCGGGAACGAGAGTCCAACAGGTTGTACTTATTCCCATGATTGTTTTAGTGCCGTGATCATGTATCGGATTATAATCTCCTTCGAAACTATGCACTGACCACAGTTCATCAATGTCTACAGTGCGCGATTCAAACTGTGCGCCTATTATATTCGCAAAAGTATTGATGTATGTTGCTCCCATTGTTGTTATAAAGCTATAATAATCTTCTAAGCTTTTATGCTTGTGGTCCATTAAGAGTTGCTCACCTTGATGTATTTGTCCAACAAGTGTGCCAGCCAATGATTTCTTCTCTGCTGTTTCTTTGTATTCGTCTAAGTATTCGTTTAAATCATTAACAAGTTTTTTAGGTAACTGACACTCTAACATAACTACAGCAGGTAAGTTATGCACTTGTAAGTCCATCTTCTTAAAATCTAAGTCCACGTTACTTTTATCCTGCGTCTTTGTAGCTCTTTTAAGACTTTGTGTGTTTTCTTTGGTGTCGCATTGCTTGAATTTAAATAGTCAAATAGATCTTTCTTTGATGTGGCTTTCATGTAATGGTGTACGATAGAATGCTTATCTGTGCGTCTGTCGTAGTTTTTCTCGGTTGGTTTGAATTTAGTTGGAGGCATTCTTGTTTCTAAGTTTACGCTCGTTGTCTTCTTGACTGAGCTTCATGAATGTTGGTCGCATAACATTGTACATAACAAAAGGAACAAAAGCGTGAATAACTAAACACCCAACAAGTTTAAGTAATTTAGAAGCATAGCGCAGTGCAACAAACATATGCTGGAAATAAGATTCATTTACTTTTGATAAGTGCTTGTAGTTAATTTCCATTGTTATTTTGACCTCGTTCTTCATATTGTGTTCTTAGCCATCTAGTGTGTGCAAAATAATAAACTTCGAAGTGTTTGTAAGGTTCTTGACCGTGGTGTGATCTTTCATAACAATTCTCATCGTATAGCCACTTACAAAAATCCATGAATGCTTTATTGTCTGCGTCTAGTTCCTTATTATTAGTCATTGTCTATTTCTACATCTATTATATTCTTAGCGGGTAGTATGAACACACCTCCGGTATTATTATGATTAACCTCTAAGCGTTCCTTTTTTATTACGCCAACACGATCCAAGATACTTTGCGCTGCTTGTAGTTTATTAGATATTTGCGGGATAGGTCTATCTGTTTTCATAATATCGACTAACTTGAATGCAGCTTCAGGTGCGCTATTCGCTAATACGTCTGTAGCTAGATCTATTATCTCATCTTTAAGAGCTTTAACTATTTGATAATGATTACCTGAGTATCCTGCTAGTTTAGCAGCTTCTTTCGGGTTACCGTTAGTCTCTATCAGACAGTCTAGGAACTTCTGTTGTTTCTCAGTAAGGTTTTTAGACCTCTTATTCTCTTGTAAGTATGTGTTTACCATCATATTTATCTATTATAGGACTAGTTTACAGGTTTGTCAAGTTATATTTTTTAAAAAAAGTGCTTGACAAAATGAATATTTGTGTGTATAATATAATTAAGGTAGGGCAGGGTTGATATATATAGATAAGCCCTCGTTAAGCCTTGTTAAGTGCGCAAAGTAAACAGCGCATTTATCTAGTATATGATCTATTTTTATCATAAAATATTTGATCACTACATTATATACCCCCCACCCCCTATGGCACCCTGCCCACCCCTTTGAAGTTATACACAGCTTATCCACAAGGCAAGATACCTTACCATACTTTAAAAGACTTTGCAAGAACTTAATTAATTTAGTTGTTGTTTGAATACTACTACTTTAAAACTTGTAAAGTTATCCACAGGTTATTAATATTAAGAATCCCCAGCATACTTTAAAAGATTTGTCAAGAACTTTATGAAGTTTTTTTAAAGCTGTTGCGCAACTACTAAGCTCTAACTAGTATATGAGCCTTATGAAGTCCTTATAGAGTCTATGTTGTTATTAATTATGCCTCTCTGTATCCCTTACTCCACAAGGCTTTACAAGGTTTTACCTAAACTTAGCAAGAACCTCATTGAATTAATTTACTAAATCACTTGATATATTCTGAAGTCTCTATAGTGTGTCTTATATGAATACATTAAATAACATAAATAATAAAGTTAAATT